TGTTCGGTCAAACTGTAAAAGGGAATCGTGCAACTGCTGGGATGCATATCTAGCCAAGTCACCGCCAACAGCTTGCCTGATATTAGCAACACCAACTGAAAATGGCGTGCCAATCAAAGTGCTTTGATAAACTTCCTTAGCGATGATGTCTAAATACTCTTGCCCTAAATCTTCAAATCCTCTGAAAGTTAAGGTCTGAAGCTGCGAGATAATATCTGGGTCAAGTCTAGTAAAACTGCCGTAGGTAGAAAGCATCTCAGCAATATCATCAGCCACCACCGAATAGTCACGAATCAAACTGTCTACAGTCGCAAGGTATTCTTCCTCAATAGCCTGTCTGATTTGTACCCTAGCTTGTACTGCCCATTCTAAATCGAAAAGGTTGCCATCTTGCAAAGGCGCTTGAGCAACTAGATCAGCAATGCGATTTTCTAGCGTGGCGAGCGCAGTTATAAGTCTGGCTTGGTGTGCATCAGCTCTTGATAAAAGATCGTTAAGCTGGTCAGTATCAACCGCCATTATTTACTTGCTCATTAAACTGGCCTATTGCTTGTGTTCTCAGTTCAATTTCAGAGTGCGCTCTTGCTAACATCTCATCATCTAAAAGCAAATCAGCAATATGCTTGTCTATTTCTTGCGCTAAAGTGACAGAATTAACGCCAGTTGCTCGCATCTGCTGCAAGAACATTAGCTCCTTATCGTAGTCTCTAAGGTCGAAGGCATCTGGATAGAATATCTCAACGTCATTAGTTACTTGCTGCCATTGGCAGAATAGGTCAAATAGCTGCTCTTCTGCTAACTCCAAAATGTCTGCTTTTTCTGACAGCTTGGCATTTAGCATCTGGAATTCGGTTTGCATCGCAACGCCAGATTGCGTCATTGCTTCAGTACCGCGAACAGCTCCCATATGTGCCATGCGATTGATGGATTGCACCTTGTCGTTTATAGATGCACGAACAGCGTCTAGGTTCGCACCGCTAGGCTGCATTTGATAAGGTCGTAGACCAGCATCCATATCATCAGGCAGATTGATGATTGCACCTGCTCCAGCACTAGCGTCAGTTTCGTAAGTCTTGACTAAGGTAGGGTGATTGCTTATCCGAATGAGCTGCTCAACCTCCGACAGCTCTTGGTATATCGCCCTTTGCATATACGCAACATCAGACAGATCGCTAATCCCGATCCCTCTTACGACAGACATATTCGCAGGCAGGAAAACAGCAGGGATTTTGCCTAGTGTATTCTCGATAGTATCTATCTTAATTTCTGTGTCATTGATTGCCTTCCAAGACTCAATGCTATCTTCACGCCATACTCTGTAATAAGTCTCTGTTTCGGTGTCATTGATCCGATCTACAGACTCGCGCACTTTTAGATATATCAGCTTAAATCTTCCGCTTGGTGTTCTTTCGTAACGCCAATCAAAGACATTCTCTGGCGTGAACATCGTCATGTAAGGGCGTATCTCTTGCGCTAACTCCTCTGCTCTTGTGGAAGCATTGGATAGCGGCTTATCAATCATCAGCCATACGTGACCATATACGCTCGACCAGATTTGAGCCTGACGCATGAACGCATCGAAAGTGCGACCATCTAGGTCAGCATCTTTTAAGAAAGGCATCAAAGCTGGATTGTTAGAAAGTGAGTTAAAAGCTCTGGTTGGCGGTACGCGCCATAGAAAACTGGAATAGATGTGGACGATATTCTTACAGTGGTTGTCCATTGGTGTCAGGTCAAGCCTGCGTGAATATTCATCCTTATCTTCTGAGATGTATCGGGTTAAATAACTCCCGTCTCTGTAGTCTTCACCACCCATATAAGAGCGTAAGTAAAATTCCCAGCGCTCTTTATTGTCATCATAGTTGGGATGTGTGTATTCAATCGTCGTCATCAAGTCCACCTAGTTGGTTGTGGCACGTCATATTCGGTGCGTATTGGGTATAAGTATTCAACCAGATAGCCGAGAGCGTCATTCATGTGATCGTAGCCATCCTTATTTGGAATACTCGTACCTTCTTTGTATGTCTGCCGTTCTAGTGATTTTATTGTCTGCTTGCACTTTGGGCTGATATACAAATGTCGCTCGCCATCACTTGACAGCAAACGACTGTTTACAGCATTGATCCTGTCCCTGACCAGTGCGTGCGCTTTCTTCGCCTTAACGCTGAATCCTGCGTTTTGTAGGATCGACAAATCTGTACGACCACCAGCAGATGTCTTCCGCTGTCTTGATGCTGGGTCTGGATAAACAACGACATTGCGATTTGGGTAGCGGTGAATAATCTCCGCAACCATCTCGTCTGTGTTTGACCCGTACATTACTACTTCATCAACCGCGAACAAACTGGTTCCTTTACGGATACAGATAACGGCTGACATCGGGTCAAGGTTGAAGTCCATACCTACGTGTAGTGTACCACCATCGTCATCAATCTCCAATACAGACTCTTCGCGGCTGAAGGCGTAGTAGATCAGGCCAGAGTAAGTGACAAAAGCTGCTTCGTATTCTTGCTTGAACGTTCGGTCATCTAGGTCTTGTCGTGCAGCGTCAATCTCTACCTGCGGAACATTACCGCCATCTAAAGTAGTGAATTGATATGATTTCCAGTCTTTTGATGTATGACCTTGTGCCCAAAGATCGTAGAAATGATTGCGACCTTTAGGTGTGCCAATAAAGAGAGCGCCGCCTTGTCTATCAGATAGTGATGGTCTAATGACCTCGTACCACGCTTGCGGTCGCATATCTGCGAACTCATCAAGCACTACAAAATCTAGTGACCTGCCTCTAAGATTATCTGGCTTTTCTGCGCCTTTCAGGCTAATGATTGAGCCATTTACTAGGGTGAAAGCTAATGTTGATTCATTCTTTTTGTAGATGTACTCGCTTGGCAAAGTATTAATGAGCATATCCCAAGCTATTTCTTTGGCAGCCTTGTACGTTGGCGCTACATACCAGACATTGCGATCATTTGACCGTATAGCTTCCCTTAGTAAAACTACTGTTGATAAGAAAGTTTTACCGAAACGCCTACCTGCAACGCAGACATTAAAACGGCTATCGCTTAAGTAGATCGAGCTTTGCGGTCTAGTCAGATTCATTAACAACAGTCAGATTGATTGCTGGTATATCGACTCTTTCTTGAGTTTGTTCTTTCCATCCCGCTCTACATTTGAGGTAGAAGATCATCGAAGTTACATCGCCAGCCTTACCCTTGTTAAACAAAGCATTGCTGATTGTAGCGATCCCTTTAGCTTGGCCTCTTTTTATTGCCTCTAACATCTCTGGATTTTTTGCCTTCTTATCGTATAGCGTGCTCTCACCTATACCCAAAGCATAAGCGATCTGTTCAATGGTCATACCCTGAGCAGCTAGGCTCTCGACCTTTTCTAAAACGCGCTCTGTGATCTCAAAGGGCTTTCTGCCTACTTTAGCCATGTTTGTTACCTATATATTCAAAGCTAGCGGTTAAACGCTCACTGCTTGTTGAACCTTTTAGAACACCTTTTTCAGATGTGGTACTTGTTCTTGTTGGCTTGCGTGTCATCACCCATTGCCTGTTAGACTGTAATCCATGTATAAAAGCTGGAGAACTCGTTACCAAGCTAAATCTAAATCCATCCGCTTTGTACTTCTTGCCGATCTCACAAATTAGCCTGCCGCCTAAACCTATACCCTGATAGTCAGGTTTAACTACAACCCGATGAATTCGCTTCATGTTCTTCAGTTTCGGGTGCGGAAAGTGAAGGACTGAGCACCAACCTACTGCCTCTCCATTAATCTCACAGATATATCTATGAGCGGCTGCATTATGGTCGTGGCTTAAATAGTGAAACTCCATAAACTGGCGCCATTCCGATTGGCTTGCTTTTCTAATCGCGCATTCAATATCTGGTCGCCTAAGACGCCTCCGATAGAATTGCATCTTATTACAATCATAGACCCAATCTGGCTCTAGCCATTCTTCTATATCGTAATGACAAGATACAGCTATAAACTGCTTATTCTCTTTTCGTATAAATCTTTGTATAGCAGCCGAACCTATTTTTGCAACTTGACGGTCAACTACCGAAGTGAACTCATCGTAGATAAAAGGTTTGTCTGAAGTAAGTATCAATCTAGCTAATTCTGATCGCATCTTCTGTCCGTTAGATAAAACAGAAAATGGCTTTAACCAATCAGGTGGTGATGCGAATCCAACTTTAGATAACACTTCTGTTATTTGTTTAGCTGTAAAATTATCACCGAAATCATCAATAATAGAATTACCAGACCATTCAAAACCTTGAAATAGATGGTAATCTTCAAAAACTTTAGTGGCTATAGTGGTTTTACCAGTTCCAGAAGCACCAACGATCAAACCTATATTCCAGTCAGTGCCTTCAATTGGTATATCAACGTCAAATTCCTTGCTAATAAAATCCATATCACAATCAAACATAGATTTAACTTTATTAGCTTTGAAGGATTTGCTTGCATGGGATTGAACTACAAACTTTGAACTCGGCATTTGTAGCCCTCCGAATCTAATCTGTTAAATACATTTTCTTGTTCTTGTTCGTCTTTGCATTCAATCAAAACATTAAATACTTCTGAATAAGATTCTTCTTTCGGATCTAAATCTTCTTCTATTTCATCTACTATGCGCGCTAATTCATTTACATCAAAACCAAGTAAATCAAGATCAAAATCCATTTCCGATAAAGACATAATTTCTAAACTTAAAACTGATTCATCCCATCCAGCATTTAATGCTAATTTATTATCCGCAATGACGTACGCTTTCTTTTGCGCTTCAGTTAGACCTAGTAGAGTTATCGTAGGCACTTCATCAATACCTAGCTTTCTAGCTGCCATCAATCTCCCATGCCCTGCGATTACTCCTCCATCTTCATCAATTAAAACAGGATTTGTGAAGCCAAATTCCTTGATTGATGACGCTATTTGATTGACCTGCGGTTCGCTATGAGTGCGGCTGTTATTAACATAAGGTATCAGATCGTCAGTTTTTTTTAGCTGATATGGTGGTAGTTTAGACATTTTTTCCATCGTTTTTGCTTTTAATTTTTATATGCGATTAAGCTGTAATACTTACAGGTATCATAAGGCGATATAGTAACACAGCAGGCCAATAAGAATTCCAGCGCCCAATATCGCGCCGTACAGAAACAGGCATTTATCGCACAGCCAGTGATTACAGCAAACTTTGTTCTTAT